GAGCCTCACTTGTCAGCGCACAAGGATTCATATAACAATTGGCTGCTCCGTCACTTCCACCTTGGTCAATCTCCCAGATAACTCCAGCCTCCTCCAAAAAATCAGGAAAACCATACCTGCGATGCCCCCAAAGCGTTTCAGTTGCGGGCAACACTGACCCAGGAGCCAGCTTTGACACAATCTGAATGCTGTTCCATGGGTTCAAAGCCTGCCGTTCGACAAAACCTGGCGGCAACGCTGAAGCCGGGTCAACCAAACTCTTCTCCATAAGGATGCGAATTCCCGTCTGCTCGTCCGTGTGGTATTCCGTTAGCATCGCAGGAGACGAGAAAATCTTCTCCTCCTTTGCCACCACACTTCCGCTAAGAGGAGTAGCAGTTCCTTCCAATCGTCCAAGCCCTACTTCAAGTCCCGGTTCGTCACTTAAACTCTGATTGACTGTTTCAATCCCCCACAACCCCAGCTCCGCTCCAATCAACTTCTGCGTTTTGTCAATCTGTGCCTCAATAATAACCTGCTGGCGTTCTGTTGTCCGCTCATGTTCCAGCCCACGGTAAATTTCCGTTCCCTCCAACTCGCCCAACGGCTCACTCGTATTGACCTGCTGCTTGGTTATCTTAACCTGCGTCAGCCCAGCAAACTGTTTCGGAATAACGTCCAGGTGGCCTACTCGCTCTGATGTCAGAAGCGGCCCCTTTGCTTTATCACTGTTCCCCATAATGCCTCCTAAATTGTTCGTAGCGTTGAATATCCCATTGCCGGAACGTCTCAAAAGCCTCTTCCACCAGCTTCTCCGGTGGAGTCAAATTGCCCTCTTGGCGAAACACAAACTCCCTGCGGAGATAATTCAGCTGAATCACCGTTTGCCAAAGAAGATAGGGCTGTCCCTGCCGGCTCCAAATAACAGGCTCCGTGACCAAGTCAGCTTCTGCCCATTCACTCGGCAGCTCGAAAATTTCCATGTACAAGCGCACTGGCTCCGCCTGCACCGGGAAAATGCTTACCCTGTCCGCACCGAAGACAACACGCGAAACACTGTTTGGCACCGCACCCCGCAAACGCTCAAAGTTTTCTCCTGCCAGCGTCCATTCGATTGGCAGAAGCGCTCCGTCGTCACCGACAAGACACACTTCTTGAATAGTCTGGGCGGCCACTGGCGTAACCGTCCCAAACAATACCATGTTAGAGAGGTCAGCCCCAGAAGCACCAACCAAAATCTCTGCTTGTTTCCGCGTGAACTCGAAGTTATGTTTCATCAAAGCCAAGTTTCGCGCTTGATTGAGCGCGACTAAACCAAGATGTTCTCCGTTTACAAGGAATGCCGAAGCGTCCGTTTGTAAATAGCCAGCGGCAACATTGAGAATGGTTGACAATTTCATAGGACTGACCCCAAAGGGTTAGAAGTTTTTCCCCTTCTTCCCAAACGGTTCAGAAGGCTTCCCGTTTTTCCCCTCATACTGTTTCAGCTCATTTGAAGGGCTGACGCAGTCCGCATGGTCTTTCGCGTTAGGGCTAAGTTTCTTCTCACGATTCATACCTGACCCAGGGGTCAAGGTTTGGTTAGATACGCTTTGTCCGAATTTCATCTTTCTTGCTCTTTCCCGGTGTAGTTTTAATTTTGCACCTACAACACCGGCACCGATAACCAGTTTGTTGAGGTGAGATTAACAGGAGTGGGGACAAGCGTCCCCACTGTGTCGTAACCATTAGAGAGTAATTCCTCCAAGGTCTTCAACATACATGAACGCTTCAGGGAACCGGATTTCAAAACCCGCTTCGGTGAGCCACTGATCTTTACGCTTGTCTGCGTCAGGAGCCTGAATCATCTTCTCGATGTCGGTGTCACTGTCCGTAAGCGGACGATAACCCATGTAGCCGAGATCGATGTAGAAGGCCGAGTTCCGATAAATCGGGTCGTTGAAGAGCGGATGCGTCTTGTAATAGACCGTGCCCGCATTCGAGCTGTGCTTGACGAGTTCGAAATCGAACCCTTTGAAGCCCTGTTCACGAAGCGAGGTGTATTGAACTTGCCGCTCATACGAGTCCACGACTTTGTTCAGATAGCCGGGGCCACACAAACAAAGTTTGCTCCAATCCGACGCATTCGTTTGTTCAAACACACGCGAATTGATTTCACTGAACGCAGCCTTTGTAATAGTCCCACCTCCGAGTTTGATGACACGCTTATTAGGCGTAGCCAGCCAATCGGTTTCAGCAGACACATCAGGTTGCCCGTAGTCAACTGCACCACCTGCCGCAAGCGATCCCTTTTCCCATTGGTCAAGAAACCACCGCAAGCCACCAGCGAAACGCAAGGAAACAAGCTCTCCGGTAGAAGGGTCGATTTTGGTCGTCCTGCCACGCTCGCCGAACATCGCCGCCATCTCCAATTGCGCCAAGTGGTCGATACCGTTGTCTTTCACCATGTCAGCGTAAACGCCAGTCTTGTCATAGTCCACGGGAGCCTTCATCGCAGTGCGAGTGAGCTCGAAGGGCGTCTTGAAGATTTGCGTGTAGTTCGCAACGGTGTAAGGGAATTTAATTTTCCCTCCGTAGGAGCTGCCAGAACCTTCCGCATACGCTGTTCCGATAACATATAGACCTTTGCCAACGGAAGCTGCCGCGGTGTTCAAGAGGTTAGCCTGTGCCTGTGTGACCTCAATTTCCACATACGGTGCACCAGTGCCATTGACCGCAGTGACTCGGCCGCTGACGTCCGTCGTTCCCGTCGCAACTGGACCGGCTGGCCCTGTGCCAGTCTTGAACAATTTCACAACCATTTCAAGGCGGAAATACTCCACGGTGTTGAGATAGACCCGCACTTTTGCAAACGCGGCGAGAGCAAATTTTGCGTTCGCGTCACCGGAGGCTGTCGCAGTCCCAGTGTCGGTGAACGCTCCCGTCTTAGACCCGCTTGGATTCGGTCCAGCAACGGTGGTGGCAGAAATAGCTTTCCAGCGTTTCTCTTGCCAGCCGAACTCCGGAATCGGCGTTTCGTCATTTTCCATCATGGACAACAGTCCAGTCAGGGGTGCAGTCCCGTTAGGGTAATTGTAAAAGATCCGGCGGCGAGTGTTCTTCGACCAGTATCCTTTGATTGTTTCGCTTGAGATTAAGCCAAGTGGCATAACGTTTTATCTTTCTTTGTTGTGGTTAGTCCGGAACACCGCCGAGAATTGCCAAGGCGTTGCTCTTCGTGTTTTGGGCTGGTGTTGTTCTAAACCCGCCGCCCCCGCCACCACCTGGTGACGTAACGGGAATAGAAGAGCTGGAACGAGGAGCTTCCTCGCCCATTTCAAAATTAGGATTTGCTGATTTGATGAGTTGTCTCGCACTCTCGGAGAGCGCTTTGAACATAGCCGCATCAGTCTTGAAGTTTTGCCCCAAGAGTCCTTGCGCTGCCGCATTTAGCACATTTTGATACTCTGGTTTTGCAAGGTCAGGGTGCGCTTTTTCAAACGCCCGCTGGCGTGATTCTACACGCTGCTGCTGGACGTAGGAAAGCGCAGGTGACACCTCGGACATCATGCCCTCCCGCAACTCCTGCATACGGATTTGCGCAATTGTGTCAGCTTGTCGAATCAACCCATCCCGCAGACGTTCAAAAGCAGCTTTCTGTTTGTCCAAACTGGAGAACTCCTCGAAAAAAGAGTCGTCGAACTCGAACACATTCAACAGCTTCCGTGCTTCTTCCGGACTCATTTGTTTCGGCTGTTCTTGTGGGCGCAAGCCCTGAACCAGCTCCGAGGCGAACGCTTTTGCGTCAACCATTGGGGGCGCCGCTGGAGCGGGCGCGGCAGGAGCGTCAGGTGCAGGGGCGTCTAAGACGTCGCCACCAAAGTCTCCGCCAGTATCTTCATTCATAAACATCATTTTATAGTTTTTCATTGTAGGTTTTTGTTTGGGTTTCTCCGTCTTCAGCACGGAGTAGCTGTTCCTTCAAAGACACCAAAGCGTCTTCAAAGAAGGAAAGGGTTAGAAGGAGCGTTTCTTTTTGCCCATGTAACATATTAAGCAGGGGCAACAGTTCCACGGTGGGGTTAGTTGCCACAAGCTGTTCTTTAACCGCTTCAAGGTCACGCTTGTGTGTGAACTGGAAGTTCTTGTGCAGATCCGTTTGGAGGAACGCCTCCAACGCCTCCACTTGCTCCTTGAGTTGCCATTTGTTGTGCATAAAGTTCTTCCTCCGTCATCTTGAATCGTTTCACATTCCCCGCTCCACGTAGCCACTGAATTTCCTCCAACAGTTTCTGTGGATTTATTCCCGTCTGCTGTGCAGCAGCTGGATTGTTCATAATAGCCAACAAGAGTTCTTGCAAACTCTGCGCCATAAACCCCTTCTCGCTTTGCAGCGTAGAGTCGAAGGTGAAATAATCATGTCCGCAGATGACCTCTTCTGGTGTGCCCTTGAACACATTGTAGCGAGACTCCGCTTCAGGTCCGAGAGCCAGCGTAAACTGTTCCACGGGAAGAGCTTGCCGCAAGTTTGCAACCATCATTCGAGCGAGCGGTTCCAAGCACTGTTCCCAAATCAACTGCCCGTGCATCTTCATTCGCCCAGCCGCACCAGCGGCTACCGCTCTCGCCTCAGTCGCAGACCGCCTACCCCCATTATACTGGCCCATCGCGTTCTCATTCACACCCGTGACCGTCTGCATCAGCGCACCCAAAACACCCGTGTCCTGCATATGTCCCGCCGTCACATCATGCACTTGCAATTGTGTCACTGCGCGTTCTGCAAGCATTGGATTTACACCAGAACGGAGGTAGATATGACCCTCGCCGTCAAAGCTCTTCATGTCAATCACATTGGGGTTGATGACGAAACGATTCTGAAGCACCTTGCGAACGGATGTAATGTGCGAGTTGATGAACCACGAGACCACCTCTTGTAAGCGATAAATGAGGTCGGCTAAACCGGTGATCAACGTTTCGTGCATATCAGGCAAAAAGTGCCCTAGGGTGAAACCGAATTGCCCGTGCCACCAGTTCGCTGGCTCACACCGAATAACTCGCTGATCATTAGCAACCCACACATGATACAAAACGGGGAAGTCTTCTTTTCCTAGCGGCTTNTCCTCGGCAAACATGAACCGATTAGGAACAATCCGAATTTGCATCTTTGTCACCAAGACAATAGATTGCACATTTCCCGTCATTGCGGTCTGCCGCAGATCTTGCTGTTCCGTCAGACTAGATCGCGTGACCCCGCCACGGAATGATTCCCAATTCCCAGCCAGTGGTTCAATGTAATCCACACCGAAGACCTCGCCCACCGCTTCCATAGCCTTCAACTCGGAAATGCTATACTCCTCTTCCATACCGCAAAATTCACCCCGCTGAAAGTCAGCTATAGGGAATCGTGTGTCAGGGAGAAACTTATATGGGGACACGTTGCGAAGAGCGTTTCCTGCATACCGGATGAAGTCTTGCCAATCCTCGCCGAACGGAATCTCTGCCGTCTCACCATTCGGACCTACAGGAATCGTCACCGTAGTCGGAACCCGCACCCTAGCCGCCTCTTGTGTCCAAGAGCATTCACAAATACCGATGCCGAACCGTCCCACATCCAACAGAAGTTGGAATAAGACGCGATTGAAACTATTCCGTCGCACATCACGCTGCACCAGCGCCTCAAGATCGTGCTGTTTGTCTCCGAAGTCCTCATTGCCAGAGGGAAGCAACTCGAAGAAGGTGCGATTTTGATTATACAGGAGGAAAAGAAATGACACAAAGGTCATGACCTGCGCGTAAGTATGCGGGACTACCATTTTCACTGGAGCCGCCTTCTTGTCCGCCTTCTTGTCCGCCTCATCGGGAGACCGGATGCCACGGAAAACCTCGTTTTGCGTATCCCACGCCTCGAAATTCTCGCTCATCTTTGTCCGAGACATCTTTCCAAGCTGAAAGACGTAATCACGAAATGTCGCTAACTCCGGAGTTATTTCCTGTTGCTGCAATTGTTTTTCAAGGGTCATAAATAATTTGTTGGTGTAAGGTCAAAGTCACGGTCAGCTTGGAAGCTAATCGGACGCGGACGAATGTTTACAAAATCAGCCAACGAGAGCTTGGGCACATATTCAAGTCCGTTCAGCACCAGCCGATACAGATTTTCCATCATGTGATTGTCCTTGTCTTTCGGCTCATTCTTCGCCAAGTCGTAAACGTAGTGAGAGAACTCAAACAGCGTCTGCTTCAAGTGTGGGCTAAACGTGAGAGTGGGCTTCCCCGTCACATTGCTCCGCTCTTTCAAACGCTCTCTCACCTGCGTGATACCAAAGCTCAAGTCCTTGGAGGCCTTTTCAAAGTAGAGATCGAAGCGATAAAGTTCGGTCAAAATGGACGAGCCATCAATCGGACTCGGAATGACTGCAAAGGGGTCAATCAACCACGAGACCACGTTGCGGCCTTGCAAATGCGTACGGAGCCATTGCGCATTGACCCCAATCATATTGTCGCAAAAGCGCTCCACATACACAAACGCTTCACCCGTAGGTGCTGTAGCGACTAGCATAACGGCTTGATTCAGCCTCGTGTGCACATCCCAAGCAACCCTAATCGTGTAATCAGCTGGCGGATTGTCCCACGCAGTCCAGCCCGTGGGTGGTTCGAGCAACACGTGTTCATCGTAACGGAACTCTTTGTAAACCGCACCTGCTAATTCCAGCGGCACCCCGTTCATCCGGCACTCATACTCTTCCGGCGTGAGCGTTGCAGCAAAATTAGCTACTCCAACATCGGAGCGGTAGGGGTTGTCCATCGTGCTACCGTGAATCACAAACCGCGTGTCGAACTCCACGCCCTCTTTCGCATCCAAAGTGCGAACACCCGCTGGCGTAAACATATCATTGATCCACATTTGATCAAGTGGGGTGCAAGTGAACCAAAATGAGCCGTTCCTGTCCATTAGCCCACGAGCATAACTCTTAAACATCTGTTCTGGACACGGCTCATCCACATGAATAAAGTCCCAGTCACTCGATTCGCCTCCCAGCTTCTCATGTTTCCACGATTGGATGGTGTCGATGACAAGGATGCTGGAGCCTCCACCCGGCCGTTTAATTTCAATCTGGTCCACATATCCATTCTTCCCCACGTGAACCTTTCCAAGAGACTCTTGTGGGATCAGTTTAAACAATTTGCCCCAGTTGTCATAGGAGCCGTCCCTGTTCGTAAACACGCTCTTTGACATATCCCAATCCACCACAAGGAGAAGCCCTTTAACGGGGCGGTCTGGTATCCCCGCAGTTACAAACGGGTTGTAGTGACCTCCTACATTACGCATGACTACAGAGCGAGAGCCATCTAAGAAATCAAACTCTTCGCGATACCACATACGCCCGCCTAGGCACCAAGCAACGTCCTCTGCGGCTCCACAGTCCGATTTACCAAAACGGTTTCCCGTTCGGAGATAGCGTCCAACTACGTCAGCGCTATGAAATTTATGCTGCTTCCAGTGCGGGCGGTAAAAATTTATCCCGTACGCTTCTCGGAGAGCTTTGAGCCGGACCAGCCGTTCCTTCTTCTCCTTTAAATCTTGGACTCTAAGCCTTTCTTCTAACATAACAGACTAGCCAAATCAAAAAACCCCATCAGCCACAAGCCNCTTTGCGGCTCCGTTACAATAGCAGACCGCACCTTCTCGTAGACGCCGTCTCCACTCCTATCCGCCTCCGCAGACTTAGCCATAGGGCTCGTATTCCCGTCGCAGACAAGCATTGTCCTGCCATTGTCTTCAAGCACAATGCCAGCATGACCCAGTCCGCTCTTGCCTTTTTGCATGAAATAGACCGCCCCCACCTGCGGATCAGCCGTGACCAACCCCTGCTGTTTGCAATTCTTCCACGTTTGCACCACACTCGGCGTAAACAAGGAGTTAATTGTGCGCCGTTGTGCACTCGCAAGAGGCAACGCCTCACGGTAGACGGCCTTACAGAAGGTCATGCAATAGGCGTTCGATCCGACATGACCAGCGCCTAAGAGGCTTTTGCGTAACCGCTCTGCCCGTGCATCCACACCCGGCGTATGCAAGTCATCCCAGACACGGTTCGGGCTAATTTCAGTCAGCCCGCTGTAGGAGCGGGCAATTTCACAAATGTGTGTAGCGATACTCATTGTTTCCAAGGGAGGAACATGGGGTGGTTTAGTGGCCAAGACCGGACAGCGGCCCACAGCGTTACCGCCTGCCAGACAGGAGTCCCGTCCAGCACCATCACATCAAAAAATATCCTATCACACTCTTCACGAGACAGCTGACCCAAATCGTCAACAATCCCAGTCATTTCATAAAGAAAATCGTGCACAATTGCGGCTCGGTTGTAGTTCCCATAGGTCGCCACAATAGGACGGAACATCCACGGAATACTCGCAAGGTCTGTGCCGTAACCCGCATGAACCACAATGTTTCGCTTATGAACAGAGATGAAAATCTCCGTGTCCAGCCTCCAGACCTGACTCTCTCTGTCCCAATGAACAGAGGGTTCTTCAGGATTACTTAGTATTTTTCGCATCAAAAACCTCCTTTTCCCGCACATAGTTTAAGTTCTTCAAAGAGTGCTCGGAAGCCGTCCTCGTGAACCAGTAATTCCATTCCAGACATGGCACCGTCTTTATTCGCAGAGAACTTTCGGTATAACGCAAGTTCCTGCGTGTCTTCGCATTGGGCAATCACGAACGCCCCGTGGGGGAAATTCTTGATTTCGTTTGCTGTAAGTGTTGTTGCTTGCATGGTTTATGTTCAGCGGGAACAGAGACTATTTGCGAAAGCCCGCCGGAATATCACAATTGGGCGGAAAAGGCGGCACATAATCCACGCTCCCGCGGATGCTCCCAAACTCACCGTCACGCCCTATCGGCACCGTCACCGCACAACCCAGCAGCAAGGAAGTAAGGACGAGAACCGCAAACCCCCACATAATTTTAGCTCGCATAAACAGGTTTTTTCATTTGACAAGGTCGAATTTCCAATGACTCAATAAGAGTTTCAAAAGTTAGCTGTTGCTTTTCCAGCATGGCCGTCTGGCGTTCCAACGC